TATGTTTACTGACAAGGTAGTGCGTATATATCGTAACTACCCTTTCTTCTTTCAACCTATACAGGATGGTTCAAGTAACCCTCGTGTAGAACTTGCGTTTAGAGAGCCAGCAAAGAAGATTACAAAGAATCAAAAACATATAGAGGAGTCTGAAGCCTTAAACTCTATTATAGATTGGAGGAATACTGCTGATAACAGCTATGATGGTATGAAGTTAAAACTTCTTATACATGATGAGGCTGGTAAGTGGACAGGACAGAACTCTATAAAGAAGAACTGGGGAGTTACCCAAACGTGTCTGCTTTTAGGTAGGAAGATTGTAGGTAAATGTATGATGGGATCTACAGCCAATAAGCTACAAGATGGTGGGGCTGAGTTCAAGGATATATTCTACGACTCTAATACTGATGATAAAGATCTTAACGGTAGAACTAAAAGTGGCTTGTATAAGCTATTCATACCAGCATACGAAAACCTAGAGGGGTTTATTGACGAGTATGGTTTTTCTGTTATAGACACACCAGACGCTCCTGTTATGGGTATTGATGAGATACTTATTGATGTAGGTGCTAAGGATTACATGCAGAATAGAAGGGAAGCTTTAAAGAATGATACCACAGCGTTATCAGAATTTAAGAGACAGTTTCCATTTAATGTAGAGGAGGCTTTCAGGAATGATACTCAAAGTTGTATCTTTGACGTAGAAAAAATCTATCAACAGATGGATTATAACGAAGTTAATAAGGTATCAACAACAAGGGGTGAGTTTATATGGAAGAATGGTAACAGAGATAGCGAAGTTATTTGGGTCCCTCACAAAAAGGGTAAGTGGGAGATTAGCTGGGTTCCTGAACTTGGAGATCAGAATGTTATCACCTCTAGATTTAATAGGAAGTTCCCTGGAAGGTCTGATAGCTTGGTTGCAGGCTGTGACCCTTATGACCACGACACAACTACTGATGGTAGGAGATCTGATGCTGCTGCTCATGTATTTCATAAGTTTAGTATGTCAAGCGATGCGTCTATGCAGTTTGTGTGTGAGTATATTAATAGGCCTCCTAAGTCTGAGATATTTTACGAAGACATGATTAAAATGTGTGTGTTCTATGGGTGTCAGATACTGGTTGAGAATAATAAGGTAGGTATCCTTAAGTACTTCGAGAATAGAGGTTACTATGAGTACCTAATGGATAGACCAGAGATGACTCATACTGAGTGGAGTAAAGGAAAGCAAAAGACAAAGGGTATCCCTGGTTCTGGAGCTGCAGTTATAAATGCTCAAGCTGAGGCTATAGCTACATACGTATACGACCACGTAGGAATACTTCCTGAGACGGGAGAGATGGGAAGGTGTTATTTTAATACCTTACTTGATGATTGGAGTAGATTCGAGATAGATAATAGAACTAAGTATGATGCGAGTATATCCTCATCTTTAGCTTTACTAGCTTCTCAGAAATATATAAAACCAAAGCAAGAATTAAAAATGTCATCACCTTTAGTTAAGAGGTATAACAATAAGGGGATGTTTAGTAAAAAACTAAGATAGATATGCTTAACAAGAAACAAGAATCAAATGGCTACCCTTCTCCTTTGTCTACGAACGAGGAGAAAGCATCTAAGGCTTATGGTTTAAATTATTTCAGAACCATGTATTACGAGTGGCACAACAATAGTGATGCTTACTTTAGAGATAAGAAGGTGAGGTACTCTAGGAATAGAAGCTACGCCGAAGGGAATCAAGATGTTGGTAAGTATAAAGATCTTATGGATGCTGAAGGGGATACGTCTTACTTAAACATTGATTGGGCTCCTGTATCTATCATACCTAAGTTTGTTGACGTTATTGTTAACGGAATGGTAAACCAAGAGTATGACATCAAAGCTCAATCTATTGATCCTATAGCTGCAAATAAAAGGCTAGAGAAGAAAAAGAAGATGTATGGAGAGATGCTATCTAAAGACTTCTTAAATAACTTAGAGGACGAGACTGGTGTACCATTATCTCCTACTGGGTTTGTAGCTGAGAGCTCTGAAGAGGTAGAAATGTTCATGGCACTTAACTATAAGCAGAATGTTGAGATTGCTTTAGAGAAGGCTATAGAGTACACCCTAGACATAAATGACTACACTGAGGTTAAGAGGTACATGATTCGTGACTTAGTTGTCTTAGGGATCTGTGCAGCTAAGACTGACTTATCTGCATCTACTGGTGTTAAGATACGTCACGTAGACCCAGCAAACCTTATTACCTCTTTCTCTTCTAGTTCTGACTATAAGAACATCAAGCATGCAGGAGAGGTTTACTCAATGACTATAGCTGATTTAAAGCAGCAGGCAGGTGATGAGTTTAGTGAGGAAGATTATATCAATATAGCTAACGAGTACGCTGGGAAAAACAACAATCCAATGAACTTTAACTCTTCAGCTAATTACGATAATGGAGATAACTCTTACGATTACGATAAGTTTAGTATTAATATATTAGATGCTGAGTTTATTACTAGTCACGAGTTGAAGTACGAGAAGAAGGATAATACTAAGGGTGGTTACTCTGTAAACAAGAAGGCATCCAACTATAAGCAGCCAAAGAACTCAAAGACAAATAGAGAGGCTATTAGCTCTACTATAAAGGTTGTGTATACAGGTAAGTACATAGTAGGTTCAGACTACGTATTCAATTACGGTCTTATGAAGGATATGCCTAGGAAAAAGTCAGCTCTATCTGAGACTAACTTGTCTTATATTATCTACCAACCTAACCTATATAAAATGAAGAGTCGTTCTTTAGTAGATAGAATGGTTCCTTTTGCTGACCAGATTCAGTTAGCTCACCTTAAGATTCAACACGTACTTGCTAAAGCTAGACCTAAGGGTGCTGCGTTTGAGGTAGGATCTCTAGAGAATGTATCTAAGGGTGACGGTGGTACGTTTACCCCAATGGAGCTTCAAGAGATTTACGATCAGACAGGTAATATCTACTACAGACGTATAGACGATGAGGGTCAGATGACTGGAGCTATGCCAATCCAAGAGTTGGAGAATGGTATAGGTAAAGACTTCGGTACTCTTATCGGTGTCTACAACCATAACATGCAGATGATTCGTGACGTTACAGGTGTTAACGAGGCACGTGACGCATCTAAACCATCTAGTGAGGCTTTGGTAGGTGTTCAAAAACTTTCTCTCTTAGCATCAAACAATGCTACAAGAGATATTAATGATGCTTACCTTAACGTAACCAATAGAGTATCTAAGAGTATTACTGTAAGAATGCAAGACTTAGTAAACTTCAAAGGCCTTCATAGTATGTACGCCAATATTATTGGAGAGACATCTATGGAGTCTATAGACATGATGAAGAAACTATCCATCCATGAGTTTGGTATAACCTTAGAGGTTGCACCTAACGAGGAGGAGAAGCAGATGATGGAACAAAACATTCAGGTATCTTTAGCTCAGAAAGAGTTAAGGTTAGAGGATGCTATCATGATTCGTACAGTTAGAAATGTGAAGATGGCTAACCAGATGCTTATCCTAAGAAGGAAGAAGTACCAGGCAGAGATTCAGGATCAGGCTAAACAAGCTTCAGAACAGAATGCTCAACTACAACAACAGACAGCACAGCAAGCTGCACAACTCAAGCAACAAAGCTTACAAGCAGAGATGCAAATAGAAGGAGCTCGTGTACAAGCTAAGAGTCAGGCAGATATGCAACTGAAACAATTAGACTACCAACTTAAAGAACAGTTCGAGCAGGCTCAACACCAGAGAAGGTTAAGAGAGATTGAACTTGGTAACTTAGGTAAGGAGGGTGCAGCTTCACTTCAGGGTGGAGTTCGTAAAGAAGTTCAGGAGCAATCTGCCATAAATCAATCTCAGATGATAGCTCAGAGAGACGGTAAGAGAGGACCTCTAGGTGAGGGAGAGGTAGATAAAACTAAAGAAACACCTCAATAAGTTGGCCTTTTAATAAAAAAGGTTATATTTGCGAAATACGAATAAGTAAATTTAAGAAAAGATGGACATAAGAGACGAGTTAGTAAAACAGTTTGGAGGTGAGGTAGTTCAACCCCAAACACAAGGAAATATCGTTGACTTAACTGATGATGAAAACCAAGCAGTTGAGTTAGAGCAACCTATAAACGAGGAGAGATCTGACATTATAGATTTGACAGGAGAGAGTTCTTTAAATATTGAGGAGACCAGTGTTGATGAAAATCAAGGTGGTCAACAAGGAGAGTCTGATGAAATCAGTGACGAACAAATCTTTCAACACCTTAGCGAGAAGCTTGGGCGAGAGTTTACGTCTTATGATGATTTTGACGCTACTAGTGAGGTAACAGAAAGTAATGACTTTGCAAGCGAGCAGCTACAGGTTATTAATGACTATGTTAGGGATACTGGTAGAAGCGTTCAAGATTACCTGAATACTCAAACTGTTGATTTAACTGACGTGTCTGATGGAGCCGTAATGAAGGAGTATCTACGAGTAGAGAATCCTAGCCTAACTGAAGCTGAGTTAAGTGACTACATTGCAGCAACATACAAAACAGACTCTGAGGAGTACACCACGAGGGACACCAACGCAGGGAAGGTTCAACTTACGAAGGACGCTAGAACTGCCAGAGATTACTTCAACAAGATTAAAGAGGATTACGCTATGCCAACTGAGGCAGGTGCTGATCCTGGAATGTCTGAAGCTGAGAGAGGGGAATGGTTATCACAAATGGAGGGAGAGGTTAATGACCTTGAAGGTTTATCTTTCTCTATGAATGACCAAGGCGAAGAGTTTACTTACAATCTAGATGACGATGCTCGTCAGGAGATTAAGAGTTACAACTCTGACCTAGAGAACTTTTTCGACAAGTATGTAAGCGAAGGCGGAGACTGGAACTTTGACGCTCTGAATACAGATATGTACATCCTGAACAACATCGACAAGATCGTTAGGGGTGTCGCTAATCAGTACAGAAGCAAGGGGACAGAGAGCGTAATCAATGAGATTAAGAACCCATCGTTTGTCCAAGACAAGCAGGGTACACCTCAAAGACAAGAGTCAACTCTCGACATGTTGAGAAAACAAATACTTGGTTAAAACAAAATTATTATTTATTTAAAATTATAAAATTATGGCAACAGTAGGTTTAGGTGCTAACATGGTGGCAACACCATCAAGTGCCGCAGTAGCTACTACTAGTAATTATGTGAGTTCTGCTCACCTTATTGCTTCTGGAGATACAACAGCAGCTCTTCATTCACGAGATGTAGATGAGCAGTTAATTAAACGATACGGTAATCAAGGGATTACTGGATTAATGGAACTTTTAGGTTCTAAAAAAGAAACAAAAGCTAAAACTTTTGAGCATTACGAAGAAACTCTTCTTCATAATTCATTTACTGGATCTTTCCATGCGTCTGATGGTACTTTAACTATAGCTGCAGGAGATAGAGATGGGTTAGGTAACACAGCACTTAGAGAAGGTGATCTATTGATCGGTAACACAGGTGTTATGTACTACGTAGCAGAAGCTATGGTACAACCAGATTCTGCTGCTATATGTAAGGATATGGATGGTGATTTAGCTGTAGGTACAGATACAACCTTCGCTATTGTAGGTAATGCTCACGCAGAGCAATCTGATCAACCAACAGGTATTACTCCATCTGTACACCACTACTCTAATAAGTGTCAGATCATCAAGGAATCATTCGTAGTTTCAGGTTCTGAGGCAACTAACGCAGTTTATGTGAAAGTTTCCTCTCCAGAAAGTGGAACAGGATACTTATGGTACCTACAGGGTGAAGCTGATACTCACCAACGTTTCTTAGATTACTCTGAACTTGCAATGATTGTAGGTGAAGCAGGTGACGGGACATTATCAAATGTAGATACTGATACTGATGGTTCAGGTGCTGCAACTGGTGTTACAACAACAGAAGGTCTTTTACCTTTCATTGAGAATAAAGGTCAATCTATGGATTTAGGTTCTTCTGCTATTACAATGGCTGATTTTGATTCTGCTGTTAAGTCTTTAGACAAGTACAGAGGTGCAAAAGAGATGGCTCTTTACGCTGGTATTAACTTATCGTTAGATATTGATGACTTATTAGCATCTCAAGGAGCTTATGCTGCAGGTGGAGCTAACTATGGTACCTTCGCTAACAATAAAGATATGGCGTTGAACTTAGGTTTTAACTCTTTCTCTCGTGGTGGTTACACTTTCCACAAGAAGACTTATGACTTATTCAACCGTCCTGATTTATTAGGAGCTGCTGGATTCAACTATAATGGTTTCGGAATGTGTATCCCTATGGATTCTCAAAAAGATGCTAAGTCTGGAGCTAAGATTCCTTCGTTACGTATGCGTTATAAGGCTGCTAACGGGTACTCTCGTGAGATGGAGCACTGGTTAACTGGTGGGGCTGTTCTTCAAAATAAGACTAACGGTTTAGATGAGTTACGTTGTAACTACAGAACTGAACGTGGTTTTGAAGGTTTTGCACCAAACCGTTTCTTATTGTTCAAAAAATCATAATTAATCTAGGTAAAGGAAGGGGGAAAAACCTCCTTCCTAAATCTTTTAAAAAAAATAATTATGACAAAAGAAAAATATTTATACTTTAACACTAGCGATAAAGCAAGTTTAGTTATTATTCCTGCTGGTTCTGATACCCTTACATTTACTGCTGTTGAAACAGGAAGTGGTGTTGCAAATGATATATCTGTTCAGGTTGATTCTGGCGTTGCTGCTGGGACTATTACTGTTGTAGGTAGAGCTATTGTAATTGGTGTTGGTACTGGTGCTAATAAGGGTGCTGATGATATTGCAACATATTATGCTGTTGATGCTGCTGGTCCAAACGCTGCTAGAGCTTTAGCTACACTTGCTGTTGTTGGAACTGCTACCGTAGCTGCTGACTTAGATTCAGGAGTTCAATTTCTTAGTTCTTCTGATGTTATGTATCCCTTATCTTCATTTGCTGGTATGGCTCCTGGTGCAACAGGAACTTTACTTCTTTACTTCAAGTCTTT